GTTAAAATTCAATGAAGAAAGTGCCGATGCACTGCTTCAAGAAGTATATGATGAAACGTATAATATACGTGCTCAAATTAAACGTTTGTTTACTAAATGGGAAGCAAAGGTAAAAGAAGGTGGTGAAGTTGCTGCAATTGGTGATCAGATCATTAAATTGATTGGTGCTGCTGCAAAGAACCAAGACCAGAAGATAATGCTTCTTAAATTCCTTAAAGAAGTAGTTTACGAAAAGAACAAGCCACAATCAAATTCGGACGAAAGCATTGAACAGACTTCTGATTCAGAAAGAAGATCAGCATTAATTAATGCTGTTAAACAAGAACAAGACAGAAGAGAAAAAGAAAAGAAAGAAAAAGAAGAATTAAAAAAGAAGGACAAGGATAATAAGGAATAATAATGGGTTTGATTGATGATAAAAAGAGTATTTTCTCAACAATTGGTGCATATACATCTATGGCAGAAGACCTTGGAACTAAAGTGCGTAATATTGCCGAAGGTGCTGGTGGTTATGCACAAATTGGTTCCGATTTCAAGGGCAAAGCCAATGAAACTCTTTCGTCAATTAACAATTCAAAGGACATAACCTCCTTTTTTATGGATATGTTGAATGTACTTGTTGGTTCAACAGGTCTTCAAGAAATGATGGGACAATTAATGACCACATTTATTGATGATCTTGAACCAAAACTTAAAGATATTTTAACGGGTCAATTTAACGATTTTAATGCTGGTAACACATTGCCAACAGATTTTGTGACAAATGGTTTAAGTATTCCAGCAGTTGATCTCGATGTCTTCGAAAAGTTAAAAACCGATCCGGGTTCAGATGTGGGAAATTTATTATATGACTTGAACATACCTAATTTTGATGCAAGTGCGTATAGTTCAATTGCATTGGAGGGTACTGAGGTGGGGTTTAACAATGTTACAATGACATTTAGTGGAACTCTCGATGCATTTAAGTTTAAACCGGATGTTCCTGAAGACACAACAATAGGTGAGTTTTTCGGTGATTATATCAATGGTGCTCCAATATTGAACAAAAAAGAGTTTTTAACGAATACTATGAATTCTTTTTATGGCAGCATAAGTTCAAACCAAGATAAGTCTTTTGATCAAATTCTTAAAGAAGAAGAAATTAGAAAACTTATTGAACAACTTGTAGATGGTGACGACAGTTTCTTCATTAATGACGAAATCTATCAAGATTTGGAAAAAAGAGCAAGGGAATTGTTAAACGGAGTTGTGTATTACGATTTAGGTTGTGGAATACTCGAAGCAGAAATGCCTCTAAGTGGGATGACAGACCTTATCAGCACAATATCCGGAATGACAGACCCATTTGGTGTTGCAGAAGAAATATCACTCACTATCGGAACAACTACGGGTGCTGACGATCCTGCTGAAGAAAACGAAGAGGCAATTAAAAACGGATTCTTCTCCAAATTAATTAAATTGTTCATAACAGAACTAACTATAATCCTAGTTGCCTCTCCACAAATGAGAATGTTATTATCACTGAAAGGTTATTTTGAGGATGGTGTTGGTAAACTAAGTGATTTTAAAGAAGATTTTGAAAAGTTTAAAGTAACGATAAAATGTATTACAAAAGACTTAACATCACTTTTATACGAATTTATATTCAACTTAATTGTTGGTTTACTGGTAGCATTGCTGGGACCAATAATTGGTGAAGTTGTAAGAGAAAAATTAGATCAATTCATTGCCACGATAAAAAGTTTGTTTGGCTTTGATGTTAACACATGTTAGATTATGATTAAAGACGGAAAAATAACCAAAAAGTTTGTGGGTGCATACCTAATTGATGGTGCTATTGATGGTACTCAATTGGTTGTAACAAAAGCACCAAATAAATTACAAAGATTCTTTTTCAGAATACTATTGGGTTGGAAATGGGCATCAGTAGCAGATATAAAAAGATCAAATAAAGATAAATAATGGCAATTGATTTTAATAACATAGAATCTATAATTTGTGGTTTCACAAAGATTTTGAACTTATCTGGTGTGGGCGGTCCACCAAGTGTTCCAACCCCATTGTTGTTGATAGGTGTTCCCCGTAGACCGGGTTTGTCCTCTATAAAGATTGCAAATAGAATTATTGCAAGAAAGGCAGAGGCGGGTTTACCTGTTGGTGCTTTACCTTCCGGTGCTGTTAATCCGGATGAGATTATGGAGAGAATTCGAATTGAGGAAATGTCAAAAGCAATTATCGAAGATATTAAAATCACCGTTGCCATTCCTCCGGGAATCCCTGTACAGGCTTCTGGTATTGGACCTAGTGGACCAGTAACCGTTGTTGGTACAACTATTAGATCGTCTAAAGGTTATGGAATTGCACAATAATAAAGAGTTGTCACAATATACGCCAACGGAGTTGTTGAAGATAATCAATGACACTAAAATCGAACACGAAAAGGTTAAGGGTGAAATTATTGTGGATACTCACAGATTGGATGATGTTGAAAAATCTCTTAATAAAAATATTGATTTGTTAACTGAATTAGAAAAGAAATATGTTCTACTAATTGAAGAAATGGAGAAAAGATAATGGGGCATAACGAAAAATTTATACAAAAGAGTAATCCTTATGAAAGTGTTGAGAGGAAATTTCCTTCTCAGAAAAGCATTTTTTATGGGAAGGTAGTTTCTATTGAAGACCCGGAAGATGGTGGAAGAATTAAAGTCCGCATTGGAGATATTGATGACCCCTCAAGAATTGCAAATGAAGATTTAGTATATTCTTATCCGCTTTTACCTAAATTTTTCCATGTATATCCCAAAATTGACGAAATGGTTAGAGTCTTTATCCAAGACATTAAATATCCACAAAGAGGAAGGTTCTGGCTTGGTAGTATTATTTCTCAACCACAAAAAATTGGACAAGATTTAGAATACTCTGCGCTTTCAACAACAAATGCTAAAAGAGGTACTTCTCCAGATAAAGCACCCTCAACGTATCCGGATGCCGATGGCATATATCCGACAAAAGAAGAGATTGCTGTTGTTGGTAGAGTAAATACTGACATTATTTTAAGAGACAATCAACTTGAATTTAGAGCAGGTAAACATGAAAACGGTGAACTTCTCAAACTCAATGTTAAAAATCCCGCAACTTTCACATTAACTTTCGATCTCAAACCAGAAACTGACGATCAGCATTACAGTGGTGCAATTACAATGGCAGATAAAATTGGAATATTTTCTCACGATGGGATTCCTAAATTTAAGTCAGCACGATTAACCGATGATGATAGGGTTAAAATGTTCTCAGAGGGACACCCAATTCCACGTGGTGATGTGTTGGTGCAAGCAATGGAAGTGTTCAGGAGAGCGATTATTGCTCACATTCACGGTTATTCTGGAATTGTTGCGGACAAAAATGCAATCATCAATGATTTGGAGAAAATAAACTTAGATGCTATTCTTCAAAAAAACATTGTTATTAACTAATAATTTCCTATTTTTGCTGGATGAACGATTTTCAAACCGTTTCAACTGAGTTATTGACAAGATTTAATGACTTAACCTATTATGACGAACCACATAAGTATTTTCTTAATAATAAGGATTTACTTTCTGTGACGACCATGATTGGTAAATATCACGACCCGTTTGAAGAAGATTATTGGTCCGACTATAAAGCCAAGGAGTTTAATTTAACCCAAGATGAGGTTAAACGAGCATGGAAATTCATTAATAAAAAGGGTACGATGAAGGGTTCTATTATTCACGACTATGGTGAAAATCTTCTACTTAACAAAGTTTTTGAATATCCGAAAACAGAAATATTAGCCGAATTTGGTTTCGACCCTATTCGTGTAGAATATGATATTACTAAAAAACATGTAGATAAATTCTGTGCAGACACAAAGAATAAACTAATTCCAGTTACTACGGAACTTGTAATGTATGATGAAGAATCTCTTGTTGCTGGAATGGCAGACTTGATCTTTTGGAACGTTAGGGCAAAAGAATTTCAGATTTGGGATTGGAAAACAAACAAGAAATTTGACAAATTCAAAGAGAGAAAGTTGACGGATACGTTATTTATGCTCGATGACTGTGAATGGGAGGTGTACTCTCTTCAGTTAGAAGCCTACAAATACATTTTAGAGAAGAATACGGGGTTTAAATTCGGTAAGTCATACTTGGTATGGGTTTCACATAAAAATCCAACATACGAGGTTATAGAGGCTAAAAACAGACGATTTTATATTGAGCAAATATTTAATGAAAGAATTAACGAGATAGCAGCATGAAAGAAAAAGAAAATGATAATGGTAGAATAGTATGGAAAAATAATAAACTGGTTTTTATTAACCACGAAGAACCAGTTATCCAAGTCAGACAAGAATTAGTTGTCTTGGGAATGATTGTTTCTGTAAATTAATTCGAATAAAAAAAGCCACCCGATTTGGATGGCTTTGTATTTTTAAAAGAGTATTCTTATAGATTAAGGATACATCTCCAAGGTTGGAGTGTTAAAGTAATATTTGACAGGTCATCGTTGCTATAATCATTTTCTCCGAAATCAATTCCGGTAATCATTGCTTGTTCAATAAACCATTTTTCAACTTCTATTCCAGTTGGGTCAAGTGCTTTTAGTAAGATATTTTTCTTATATCCTGCTGCATAACCCATTCTTCCAGTAAGTGATTCTGCTTCCAGACGCACCCACTCCATTAATTGCTGTGAAGTAGATGGTCCAATTGGATCAAGAAAAGTAAGTGACATTTCATCCCATGCAAATTGTCCTGCAACGTAATTCTTCTGGTTAACAAAAGGAATTTCAACAGAATTGATCTTCATAGAAGGTCTCTTAAACTTTTGAACTTTCCAAACCTCTATTCCCAATTCATCAGAAAATTCTGCAAAGAATCGGTTAACTCTTTTCGGTTCGTATTCGAAGGGCATCCCCCTTAATAATTGCTGTGCCATATTTTAAAGTTTTTTCGTAGTCTTATTTTCTAATAAATACTCAAGCAATTGAAAATAATACTGATTTGAAATAATTATTGTGGCATCCTCCCTGTACGCTGCCAATGTTTGTATTCAGTAGCATTTAGATCAGCAAGCGTTTTTACAACAGGCACATCTTCTACTATTTCTTCCCCCATTACAGGTTCTTCTGGCTGTTCCGGTGCTTCTGGAACTTCTTCTACTTTTACTTCATCAGCAGATTCTTTTGTTCCCTCAGTAAGAACTTCCTCTAATTTTGCAACGAAGTCTTCTTCGTGATTTTTATTTAAATCTTCCACCATTTCTTCGGTGATAACTTCTTTAACTTCTTTTTTTTGACCCAAAACAGTTTTTGCTGGTCTTTTCCTTTTTATTGATTTTGCCATAATATATTTAATTAA